GTGTTGATCAAATCGGTGAGCGTCAATACCTATAGCGACAGGGTTTGAGTAGGAGTTCCAAGCCTTGCTCAATTCGGCTCCACGCTCTATCGCGTTGAGACCCTTAAACACCGTCTTATGGTCAAGAGGTGTTCTACCCTTATTTCCCAACTTGGATTGTTGAAAGTCGTTATAGATATTATCTAAATGTTTGTAAATTTGATGCTCGATAGGTTTTACGTACCTACCACACTCTACAATGAACCTGGGATCACGAGGTTGAATGATCCTAGGTACAGCGTCAGGTTTAGTGGTGAAGTTATACTTCTCGCATTTCATGAAAGCCTTAACAGTGGCGAGGCCATCATGAAATCCAAGTCTCAAATTATCTTCTGCGGCTTTGATAAGTACAGTACGTCGTCGACCGCGGTACGTGTCAGCGAACTGACAGGGACTCAGGCTGGTGGCACTGGTATGTATCTTATCAAATGTCATGCTAGTAGGCAAGAGAATCTGATGGACATCACTATATACAGGACGATGGGGCTTAACAAAATTACCGTTTTGTTTAACAAAGAAAACTCGTTCTTTGATGGCCCTCAAAGTAGCTTCGAGCGAATTTTGGTAAACCTCGAAATCGACTTCAGGTGTGAGATGCCTGAAGGCGAAGGTCTTTCGTGGTTTACAGGGAGCCCAGGTTCGTGTTACCGTGATCGCAGGAAGGTCCGGGGCACAACTAATGTTGCATTCCTTCCCAGGTAACTGAACTAGGCCCCCTCAGAAGGGACCTGATGGTCCCTCCCGCCTAAACCAGGGTCTACTAAGGTACAGTATAATCTGTTTAGGTATGGGTAATCTATGGGCGGTTTGGTTGGTGAATTTAACCAAACCAGATTCAATGCGTTGGGCATTGATCTCTATGTCGGTTTGCAAAAACACAGCCGACACAGTATATGGTAGATAGGCGGAGATATGAGCCGGTCTCATCCCGCGTTTGATCATCAGTTTTCGGCAGTAATCCTCAGCAACAAGCCTGTTAGCACTTGTGTCATGAGTAATTCCTGTAACTGACGCTTTACAGTCGAGAGCGACACTGGCGATGTATCGGTACCTTCTGGAACGAGGGGGTACTGTAAACATCGGAGTGGAGCTGTCCCAATCGAGACTGTCATCCTGCAGTTCGTTCATGGCCGCAAGGATCAGTTGCGCCGTGTTCTCGCTGCTAGGGGTATATATCTTGAAACAAAGAGTGGTGATGGCCAATACGAATGCAATAATAGCCGCCAACAATGCTGATAACATTAGATAGTTATCAGGTAAATCAAGACTGTCGAGAAATTGTTGTACTGAAGTAGCTAATTCCAGTATTAAATCCCTGCACACATACGCTAATACGTTTAGAGCCGCCAATAAAGCTATAGTGCTTCTTGCCGCTGCCGTCATAATTATTATCAAAATGAAAGGAAAAT